TTGAATGCAAATTTGCATTCAAATATTTTTCGGGAAAAGTAGATATTTAACATTTTGATGGTAATTCAATGCCTCAAATCCCGCCTAAATTACCATCAGACCAAATCAACTATTTTTCCGAGCGCATTCGCTATATTTTCAAGCAAATCGAGTCGGGGCGAAAATTTCCCCGCTTCGATCCGGTACACGGTACTTTGGGCTATGCCACAACGCGCCGCGAGATCGCGTTGTGATAAGCCCGCTTGTTTTCTTAAATCTTCAATCCTTCGACCGATGCGTATTCGGTCGCTTAACTCGTAATTATCTTCCATTTTGTTCAATATTTTCTATTTATTAGTTGTTCTACGGCTTTTACATAAGGAGCTGCCTTTTGTCTCTCCATATAAGCCACATATTGTTTGGCAATATGTGCTTCCAGCCTATCGGCTTCTCGATCGGCCTCAGGAGATATTTTTCTCAATTCAGGTATATTGTATGTTGTCCCGTCAACGACATACGCAAAACCGTTTAACGTGGCTGTCCATCCGTTTACCTCAAATTCAAAATCACTGATTTTGCCCGTGTGGACAAGTTCTATTGCCTCTTCTAATGTCGGGACTGTTTCTTCTTCCTGCTTTTCAGGTTCGTTTTCAGCAAATTCGAAAACTACGGCCGAATTAAACTTTGATTGTCTTCTACCCGAATAGCAAGCACTTGTGAAGTTGGAATAAAACTCGTCAAACTCAGCCTGAGAAGCGAAGTCCTTAGACCATGTTTTCGTAGAAGGGTCGTAAACGAATCCTTGGTTTTTCAGGCTTTCTTTTGCATTGAATGTGTTTTTAACTGCAATTGCTTTCATTTCCTTACGCCGCTTATAGGTTGCCGCCCTGTTCTAATTGTTTGTTTTTTGATTACACTACAAAGATACGACTTTTTTCTTTGACTGCAAATTTGCAGTCAAATATTTTTCGGGAAAAGTAGATATTTAACATTGTTTGTATATTTAGCACAGGATATCTGCACTATACAATTGTGTTATCAAAAATAGACGTATCTTTGCGGTGATTGTGAAAATGATAACAGTATGAAGAGGATTTTATTTGTTTTTATGCTATTTTTATTGATGGCAGGATGTTCATCTCCTTATCGGGTAGTGACTAATAGTGTTGATTTTTCGATGTATACGGATAATGGTTTCTTTATTTCTGAATCAGATGCAGTTCCGTTTGAATATAATGGCGTTTCGCTGTTGTTTACGAAGATCGTACCTGGGTATGAAAATGGATATTACAAGGCTGCAAATTATCAGGATGCAACTACTGAAATCGTTAGGAATGCCATGCTTTTAAAGGCGGATGGTATTGTGAATCTAAAGTATTCGATTGTTCCCATAAATAAGTATGAGTATGAATTACATGTTTCGGGGATGGCGATTAAAAGGAAAAGATAATTTCAAATTATTATGTATATACTGATATTTGTAGCAATTATTGTTGTTGTTTGGATTGCAATTAAGGTCATTACTATTTTTGATCTCATTTTTGGGGGACAATCATCTGGGGATCGATCAAGAAGTGATTATCAAAGCCGATATGATGATTATGATGTGACTTATGGTGATGAAGATTATCTTGCCGGTTATTATAGTGGATTTGTAGATCAAGGATATGACTGTTTTGAAATCAAGGGAACATCATTTCGTGGATTAAGCAAGAGCGATGTAGGCACTTTTGATGGGAAAGCCATTGCTGAGACAAATAATATATACGATAATTATGCAATTGCTATATATGGTAATTATGGAAAACTTTTAGGGTATATTCCAAAAGGTCAAAAAGATATACATCAATATATATTGAGCAAAGGTGGTGAAGCAAGAGCTGTAGGTTATATCAATGGAAATAAGAAATTTTTTTGGGGAAAGGCATATGTTGAATTTGATTATAATGCATGGGCTGAATTGCTCCCTGAAGAGGAAAGGGTTTATGCACGAGCTAACCTAAGAGAGCATTATATGATTGTTTCTGATATCGATGCAAAGAAAGGGATATTCTATGGAACAGCAAAACCTATGGTGGGATTAAATGAGCCTTTCCCGATAGGTATATACAATGAGGAAGGTGTAAAAATTGGTGTTGTTATTGGTGAAATGCGTGTTTATTTTACTATTAAGTTAAAAGAAAATGGTGAGGTTCCTGTATGGGGTAGAATTGGGCGATCTGAAAGTTTTGTTTACATACCTGTACTTTGCGGTCCTAAAAAAATTGCGAATGCAAAAGCAAAATTTGAGGAACAATTCAAAAAATAATTTGCTTTTCTAAAATCTTTGTGCCACCTTTGTAGTGCGAAATACACATATAGGCACTGCAAGCGAGCAGGCAAAGGGAGAGTAGAAGGCATTGGCAGTTCTATCATAATCCATTCATATATCCCTGATATATGTGTGTTTCGCGACCTTAGGATTATATAGAGCTGCTTTTTTTATTTATTCATCAAATGCGAAACACGGATGAAACAAACAATCTCAGCTGCTGGTACGCCTGTACCTGCATCCGTAAAGCTCGGAACAATCTTTTCATGGGCAATGCTTTTTGCCTTAGTCATAAATCTTAAGAAGCGTCTGCCGGAACCTTGGCAAGATGTAATCCCTGTTGAAAAAGTAGAAGATGTAAAGATGTGCATCCTACTTATCCTATGTTTTTTCTTTGTATTTGTACTTGCCGGAGCATATGATGTAATGAATGGAGGGGAAACATTATGAGTAAGTTGATGAAAAACAGTATTTCTTCGGATGTGAAGTTGTACTTTGAAGAAATCATGAATTTACAGGCTTCCGGCAATGATTTTCCGGTAAATTTAGACGATGTTTGGCCTTTGGTATATAGTAGAAAAGATAAAGCTGTAAGAGCTTTGGAGGATAGCGATTTATTTATACAAAATACTGATTATCAATTTTTCCCCCAAAATGGGGAAAAATCGGGAAGAGGTCGAAATGCTGATGAATACTACCTATCTATCCCCTGCCTTGAATATTTCATTGCCCGAAAGAAGCGCGAAGTCTTCGAAGTATATCGTCAAGTCTTTCACCGTGCCATGAACCCACAATCAATGTCAAAGGCAGATGCGATAGTCGATACAGTCCAGCACATTATGTCACTACCGTTGGACAATGAGGCGAAAACGGAACTGATCCAGCGAATCAACAACGACGGGAGCCGGGCTTTACCGGAAGGTAAAGGCTTAACACTTCCTCCGGCTGCCGGTGATGGAATGATAAGTGCAACCAGGTTGCTTCGCAAGCATGGTGTTACCATAAATGTAGAGTATTTTAACGATGTGCTTTGCAGTATAGGGTATATGGAAAGAGTGAATGCCGGATGGCGGAGCTATTGCGTGTTGATAGATGAAGGTCTGAAGTATGGCCGGAACAAGCCGAATCCCTACTATCGTGGCCGCACGATGCCGGTATATAGGGAAGATACATTTGAGGAGTTACTTAATGTTGTTTTTAGTTGCATTGATTTTGAATAGGAGGAAATGTTATGGTAGAATATGATTATGAAGTTTTCAACAAGATGATAAACACCCGGTATAAAGTTGATGAAATATGTGATTCACTTGAAGAGTTGACATACAACTATGTCCGGTCTTTAGATGTGGATTATGTGGATCAGTTTAAAGACGATATAACGTTTATTGAGTTTTTATTGAAAGCGTTTAAGAGCTTGAAGAAGCAGACAGACGGAAATAACAAATAAAAAAAGTTAATTTGTTTTTCCAAAATTGCAAATGATTTTGATTATTTTATAGCCTCTTTTCGTAAGAGGCTATTTTTTTGTAAACTTATGATTTTTATGTGTTTTGTTTAAATTATTTTTTCATTTTCAGATTTCATTTGTAATCTTACTTTTGGATTGCAAATAAAGACTTAATTTGCTTATTTACAGATTGTTAATCTTTGTGTGCTGTGTTGCATATATCAAATAAGTATCTGTATTTTGTGAAAAAATGCGGAGAATGGAAAGCTTATTGGGTATATTTAAACGCAAGGTTTCCTCTTTTAAAACAAGAAGTTCGAGAGGATCTTTTGACAGCATGGGAAACGGATTATCTTCTATTTCTTCATTCCGTTCTGCCTTATCATCTGTAAACACAGAACAAGCAATGCGTTTCACTGCCGTATATGCGGCAATCCGTCTTCGTTCTGAGACGGTAGCTTCCCTACCTAAAACCGTTTTTTCTATCGACGAAACCGGGCGGCATGATGCCCGTAAGCACAATATATACAAGCTGATAAAATACAAACCCAACGGCTGGATGAATGTGTTTACTTTTTGGGAATACACTAATTCATGTTTGGAAGGTTGGGGGAATGCTTTTGTTATTATCCGTCGGGATATGAAAGGTGATCCGGTGGAATTGATACCGGTCCATCCCCGGTTAGTGAGTGTTGTGTTTAGAAATGCACGTAAATGGTATATTGTGGCCGGTAGCCTTTTTTTCGACGGGACCTATCCGGATGAAGACATGTTGCATTTTTTCGGGATGTCAGAAGATGGAATTACAGGCGTAAATCCCATTGTTTACAACGCTGCGGCTATTAGCAGTGGCATTTCCGCTCAGTCTTTCGGAAATGAATTTTTTGAACAGGGAGGAAATGTGAAGGCTGTTCTTGAAACAGATAAAGTGATGGGGGCTGATGTTGCAGCCGATTTTGCTAAGAAATTTAATCAGACAAAAAATTTCGGCACGCCTATTCTTGACCAAGGTGTAAAGTATAAACAGGTTGGTATCGCTCCGGAGGCTGCTCAGATGCTGCAAACACGCACATTCGCTTTGCAGGATATCGCCAGGATATTTAATCTGCCTCCTCATATGTTGGCTGATTTATCAAGAGCGACATTTTCAAATATAGAACATCAAGATATCCAATACGCTAAGTATTCTATTCGCCCATCCGTTAAGCGGTATGAGCAAGAAATGGACAGAAAGCTGTTTTTTGAGGATGAATTAGGCAGGTACGAAACCAAGTTTAATTTGAACGGGTTGATGCGTGGAGATATGACAAGCCGGTCAAATTTTTATCACAATGCGGTTTTGGATGGCTGGTTATCCCGTAACGAGGTGCGCGAAATGGAAAATATGAACCGGATGGATGGACTTGATGATATGTTGTATCCAGGCAACGAAAATATTGTAGGAAAAGAAGTATTACCAAAGGAAAAAGTAAGCAAATGAATAGAAAAGAGGCCGAAAAAACAAGAACCGTGCAGTTCGTCTTTTCAGATGAAACCCGCGACACATATGGAACAGTCCTGTCGGCAGACAAATGGGATTTGAAACGTTTTAACCGGATAGGAGTTGCATTTTACAATCATAACGGTCTAAGTAGTGATCCTGATCAAACGATCGGCACTGCTCGTGCTTGGATAGAAGGTAAAAAACTGATGGGGGAAATTCGTTTTGAAGCGGAAGATCTGAATCCATTGGCGGATAAAGTTTTCAGAAAAGTACTTGCCGGTACGCTTCGCGGCGTATCTGTGGGTTTCCTCCCATTGGAGCGTGGTCAATTCGGTAAAGGAGATGAAGCTTTAGGTGGCAAAAATGAAACCTATTATTACGGTCGTTGTGAATTACTTGAGATATCTGTTACTCCTCTTCCGTCGAATAAAAATGCCTTGGCGAGATCAGTAGGTACAGATCCTATAGGGGAGACAATAGAAAGGATGTCAGCAGATGGATATATCTGTACGATCGAAGACCAGGAACCGGATATCAATGCTAATAATGACCAAAAAGAACGTGATGCAGACGAAGACCGAGCATTGGCTCTTGATCTTATGTGCCGTACTGCAATAACTATGTCAAATTGTTAAACATCAATATATAAGCGATATGAGAAAGAAACATGAAGTAACGAGGGAATTGGAGCAGGAAAGAACCCGAATGAACGAGCTTTTGTCAGATAAAGACAAGAGAGATGAATTTCGTTCGTCAGCCGATAGGGTTTCCGAATTGGTAGAAGAATTAAACGCTATCAACTTGAATGAGGCAGCTGAACGGGCTGCTGCTACGGCACAGGCTGACCAACAGAATATCCGTGATGTGGCCAAGAATTTCAGTTTTGCAAAATTTATCCGTGAAGCCTCCGGAGAAAATGGATCACAACTGACCGGAGTTGAAGCGGAAATGGCTCAGGAGGCAGAAAAGGAGGCAAAAAGATGTGGATATAAATTGACCGGTGTAGGTATTCCGTCCGCACTTTTAAACAGCCGAATGCATGTTGAAGGACGTGCCTTTGACGGTCAGAACGTAACGACACCGGCTGACGGTGGATATACGGTTACATCTCAGATGATGTATCAGGAGGCTTTGAGAAACAGATTGATCTTGACACAAGCAGGAGCTACCTATATGGGAGGACTGGTTAATAATATCGATTTGATTCAAGGCGAAGCTATCACTATGGGATGGCTGGATGAAAACGCAGAAGGATCGGATACAAAGAAGCAATTCAGCAAAGTATCTGTTAATCCGATGCGCTGCTTTGTCAATGTGCCTATTTCCAAACAATTAACTATTCAATCGAACTTGGATATTGACCGGGTGATTATCAACGACATTATGGCTTCTCATGCCGAATTACTCGAAACAGCTGCCATTAATGGCACCGGATCAAAACAGCCGACTGGCGTTTTGAATACGGACGGTATCGGTTCGGTGGCTATCGGTGATAATGGTGGTCCGATCACTTTTAAAAAGATTGTGGATCTGGAAACAGCTATCACGATTAAGAATGCTGACGTGTCGTCAATGGCATATGTGACGAATGCGAAGGTAAGAGGCGAAGCAAAGACAACTCTAAAATCGGCAAACGTGGCTGGATATATCTGGGAAGGTGGAGAAATGAACGGATACCGGGCATTGGCCTCTAATCTAATCCCGTCAGATCTGACTAAAGGCACGGCTACAAAGAAGTGCTCTGCGCTTATTTTCGGTGATTGGTCTAATCTCTGGATTATGGGTTGGGGAGGCTTGGATTTGATTGTCGATCCGTATACAATGAAAAAGTTCGGTGCATACGAAGTCACCCTGAATGCTTATCATAACATCTTTACCAAGCGCAAAGAAGCTTTCGCAGCAATCAAAGATATTACAATCGCTTAAGTTATGTGGGTAGTATTTAGAAAAGCAAAAGCGGGGCTTGCCTATTTTAAAGGAGACAAAGCCAATTTATCGGATGAGATGGCCAATCAACTCATAGAGGATGGCTTTGTTCTCCCCGCTGATGCGGATCAGATCAAAAGTGATTTACCGCTTGATCTTCCGGGTCGGGCGGCCTTGATAAAAGAAGGCTTATTTACAAAGAGTCAGGTGTTGGATGCAAAAGAATCATTGACGGATGTTCCGGGTATCGGGAGCGTTACGGCAAGGCAAATAATCGATACTCTAACGAAAGGAGAATAGTATGACATTAGAAGAATGCCCGGTATCATTGGACGAATTGAAGAAGCATCTCAGAATGCCGGTAGACGGCACTTTGGATGAAGAACTTACGACGGTTCTTTTAGCTTCTGCCGAATATATCGAGGGCTTTTGCGGAAGGAAGTTTTCAACGTTTGAAGGCGGATTTCCGAATACGCTGAAAGCCGCCATTCTTCTTAAGGCTTCATCGCTATTTGAGAATCCGGCCGATGCTCTTGATGAACGTACAACTGCCTCGCAGAGGCTCGCAAATCCAAGAATATGGAGGCAAGAAACTACAGTATAGGAAATTTCGTTGAAAAGGTCGTGTTTTTGAAACCCGTTCGTAATGTTTCAGAAACAGGAGCGTCCGAAACAGCGTTTGTTGAGCAAGAATATCGATTATGTGAGATACAGGACCGAGTAGTAAATGCTGAGACGGTGAGTGATGCAGATGCAGAGGTCCAATCTTATTCTGTTGTTACCTGGAAAGTGAACGGACTTACGACCGAATGGCGGGCAGAATATGGTGGAGATCGGTATTTTATCGATCGGATTTTAAACGAAAATAGAGGAATCTCAAGGTATGAATTAAGACGTGAGGACTTATGCAACGAGTAAATAAGGAAATATATAAGGTATTGGAATCGATCCTTCCTAATAAGACCGGGATTTATCCTGCTTTTGGCAGTGAGGATGCGAAATTTCCTTTTGTTGTTTATAACTGTGATTCGCTTGTTCCGGATCGAAGCAAGGATGGGATAGAAGGATTCAAAATGCAATATTCGATTGATATCTATTCTGATAAGTTCGACACTTCTGATCTTCTTGAAGATTTGATTATTGAAGGACTTGAAGGTTACACAGGCCAGACAATATCAGATATTTTATTGGTAGATGGCTCTTCGTCTTTTAATGGTTCTTTCAGGCATACATTAAACTTTGAAATTAGTATTGATGTAGATTAATACATAAGTGATTTTATTGATCATGGAGAGAGCAGGAGTAGATATCAATATTAATAAATTTCTTG